CAGGCCCAGATGGTCAGCTGGGATTCTCTGGATCTTGTTTCCCCAAAGACATCAACAACCTCAAGAGTATCGCAAAGAAGCTTGGTGTTGAAGAGAAGCTCTTCACTGCAGTGATCGAGAGGAATGAAGTCCTGAGGCCCGAGAAAGATTGGGAACAACTGAAGGGAAGAGCTGTTCTGGATGAATGAGATGAGGACATTCGTTTTTGACCTCGATGGAACTCTCTGTGAGACAGAGGGGTCGAACTATCTTGACTCAGTTCCAAAGAAAGACATGATCGACCGCGTGAACTCTCTGTACGACCGAGGACACACGGTCATCATTTTTACAGCACGAGGAATGGGATCGACTTTCAACAGCAAAGAAGATGCCGAAGACATGTACTATGTGCTCACTGAAAACTGGCTCACCGACAATGGCGTGAAGTTCCACAAGCTTTTCTTGGGAAAACCTGCCGGAGACGTCTATGTCGATGACAAGGGAATGAGACCTGATGAATTCAAAGATTCAGATTTCTGAAGATAAGCCGTACAGCGTGATCGTCGCAGAGATCAATGCTTTCAGATGCTTCGGAAGAGAGGGCTATTCTCGGATCGTATTCACTAACGGATGTTTCGACATCCTCCACATGGGACATCTCAAGATTCTCGCGCATTGCAGAGAACTTGCTGGACCGCACGGTGCTGTCGTCGTGGGCGTGAATTCAGACGAGTCAGTTTCACGTCTCAAGGGTCCGAGCAGACCAATCATCGACGAGAACACTCGCTGTGTTCTCTTGGTCTCCCTCAAGTATGTCGACCACGTCGTCATCTTCGATGAGGATACCCCGAGAAAATTGATTGATTCTCTTTTGCCGGATGTCATCGTGAAAGGTGAAGAGTATAGAGACAAGGAAGTCGTGGGTTCAGATATCGCTCTGGTGCATTTCGTCCCGATGAGCGAAGGAATTTCTACCACAAAGATCGTCGAGAGGATCCATGGAAAGTAAGAAGAAAGTTCTGGTGGTCGGTGATATCATGATCGATCGTTACCACTACGTCACTTCTGAACGTACTGCTCCTGAAGCTCCCATTCCCGTGTGGGACCACGCAATCACCCAGAATAGACTTGGAGGTGCTGGAAATGTCGCTTTGAATCTCTGGGCTCTTGGCGGTGGTGAATCTATCGAAGTGACTCTCGCTGGAGCTATGAGGATGCAAGATCGGGAAATGATCCCCGACGCAATTCTCATGCCAATTGTACATCACATGACGATGATGAAAGAGAGATATGTCAGCGGTCGTGACATCATCTTCAGGGTCGACAACTTCAAGAAATTCTCCCCGGACACTCCAGAAAAAGTCCAAGAGTTCATCGAATTCACTTGCTCGAACACGACATTCGACGCTGTCGTCGTGTCTGACTATGACAAGGGGACGATCGACAGCTCGTTTCAGAAACTTTTGAGGAAGCTTGCTCCGATCTACGTCGTCGATTCAAAAAGAAAGAATCTCTCGATGTTCAACGGGTGTGATGTCCTAAAGCTGAACGAGAAAGAGTTCGAGATCCAAGACGGCTTCAAGGTCACTTCTCTAACGAAGAATCTTGTCGTGACGCTGGGAAAAGATGGAGCAGCTTTGAAACAGCTAGCTTCAGGAGGTCTCACACTCTCGACAGAGACATTTCCAGTGAAGCCAGTTGAGGATGTCTTGGACGTCACTGGTTGTGGTGACACCCACACAGCGGCGATGACGTTCTCACTCCTGAACCAGCTCGACATCAGAAAAGCGATCAAGTTTGCGAACGAGTGCTCGAGAAATGTCGTTCAGAAGTTTGGGACATCCGTCGTTTCGTGGTGACAAAGATTTTCACGAAGTGTTACAATGTACTCTGGAGGGAAGATGAAATTAGCAGAAGACGTGTTGTTGGAAATCATGGCAGTGATCCAGAAGGCGATCCTCAAGGCCGACGACGCATCTCAGGGACTTCGTGATCTGGATCTTTCGGTCGACCTCAAGAATGAGAGGATCTGCCTCACTCGGAATCTCAAGGCCGATTAGATGCCACTGTACGTGTACAGATGTCCTGTCTGTGAGATCGAAGTAGAGACCCGACAGAAGGTCGACGATCCTGATCCCTATTGTCAGGATTGTTGGACAGATACGAAACCTGGGTGTGATGAGAACCCCGTGAAGATGGAACGTTTGATATCACAGACAACTTTCATCCTGAAAGGAAGTGGTTGGGGAAAGGACGGTTACAAATGATCATCCAGATTCTTCTTGGATTGTCTGTCGTGGTAAACATTGTTATCGGATACATCTGCTTCCGTCTTTTCAAGAAGCTCTTGGCATTCGATGATTTGTTCGAGACTCTTGCTTGGGACATCGACAAGGGTGTTGCTTTCTTCAAGAAACTCATGGAGACTCCCACGTTCGTCGCATCCCCCGAGATCACCGAAGCTCACAACAGCATGCGAATCATCGGCATGCGTCTCGAAGAGTTTGTTCTCCGGATGAGAGAGCTGACGAACAAAGAAAAACCCCTGAAGCAAGAGAAGTCGAACAACCCTCCCGTGGTCATCTGAGAAAAGGAAGACGTGGCAGACTACTTCACGAAAGATACGGACATCGCGATCGGCAAGTTCATCAGGAGCGAGGACATCAAGATCAAGCATGAACTGTTTGACAAGGAGATCAGGCCCGCATTCGAGAAGCTCATCGAGAATCTGATCTATGTCTATTCATTTTACACGATCGATGACGTAGACACCCTTAGAAGAGAGTGTCTCACCAATCTCTATGAGATGCTTCCAAAGTTCAATCCAGATCGTGGGACCAAGGGATTCTCGTACTTCAACGTCGTAGCAAAGAATTGGTTCGTCATGCGAACTAGAGAGAAGAACAAGAGAAGTAGGATCGAGAGTGAATTCGTTGTTGACATCGACCATGAGATCATTCTGAACGATCCATCACTTTCAGTAAGTCCATACGAAGATGTGATTGAAGATCGAGAGAAGTGGCTGAAGTTCTTTGAAGCCATGGACTCCTGGCGGGGACAGCTCACGAAGAAGACTGAGCGTGAAGTTCTCGAGGCAGTCACTTACCTCATGAAGCATCCTCATCTTGTCGGTATTTACAACAAGAAAGCAGTCTTCTTGTATCTTCGGGAGATGACGGACCTGAACACCAAACAGGTGATCGTCAATCTCAAGAAGATAAAGGGGCTCTACAGCGAGTGGCTCAAGGAGTACGAAGCCACAGGTGAATGACGTGGGAAAGAAGACGAACGAACTGCTTGATGAAGCTCTGAAGAACTACCGAGAAGATCGCAAGGAACTTGTCGTGCTCCGCACGAAGCTCATGGATTCTCTCAAAAGATTGGGAGATGAACTAGAGCTTGGTGGGATCGCGGGAATTTCTGAGAATGTCGTCAAGCTTTCTGACGTGCTCACTCGGATGAATGCTCAAGTCATCGAGCTCACTAAAGTGAACATGAAGTATGAAGCGACTGATGACAGCAACTCTCTAGATTCGCCTGGTGACAAGGACAACATCTTCAACGAGATCGAGTCCAAGAAAGACGAAGAAGATTTCAACTGAGGATTTCTAGACATGAGAAATCCTCTCACACAAGACAAACTTCGTCGTCCACATCTTCTCTTTAATGAGATCTTGAGGAAAGGTGCACAGGGACTCTATTCAGAGATTGATGAGAATCCCAAGATTTTTCTGCGGGCACTCGTGCTTGCTGTCGACGTCGAGGGCGGAAAGCTTGAGAACCCGGACGGAAAGGGTTCGGTGTCTCATGAGATCAATGGAAAAAATGTGGAGTTTGATGCTCGCGTCGGTCCAAAGAATCCTCCAGGAAGTGTCAAAGCTCGGATCATCACGGACGGATTTGATAAATTTTCTGACGATGCTGAAACAAAAATCTTTTGGCCCTTCTTTCCAGAATCTTTGAGCATCTCGATTAAACCAGGTGAGCACACTTACGTTATCTTTGAAGACGTCTCGATGCAACATGGTCTGTGGATCTGTAAGGTTTCGGGACATGAGGGAGTCAACTACGCTCGTGGAAAGGAATTTTACAAAGAACAGCATGATTCGTCGATCTTTGAGAAATTCGATGACACCAAAGGATCAACAGAGAAGAAATACACCGAAGATCAAGACTCATCCGAGAACAAACAGAAAGGAAAACTCTTGAGTAACTTCGGGGATTTCAAGTAATGTCAGCCGACATTGTTCTAGAAGAAGTTCCCAAGTTCAGGAAGCGCTCGTACGCTGACCATGTCTTCCAAGGATCGAACAACTCGATCATCGTCCTCGGAACAGATCGTGCAAAAAATGGTCCCGCGGGCCCGGACGACGGATATGGAAGTCCGAAGTCTGACGGAGAAGGGAAAGACTCGGGAGCCATGTATTTCGCCGTCGGGAGGAAAGATCAGGATCCTGACCTGAAAGATGACAAGTCGTACGTCTATATCTCGATGAAGTCTGATGCTGACGAGAATCTTGGGTTAGAAAACATAGAGACCAAGAGAGAGAAGATTCCTCTGGCAGCGATCAAGTCTGACGTGGTGAGGATCGTCTACAGGAAAGATTTCAAGCTCGCTCATGACAGTGCAAAGCACTACGTCTACGTGGACGACCAGAAGCTGACTGTCAGGATCAACAAGAGCAATGACTTGATCAAGCTCGTTGAGGACAGGCTCGAACTCGGAGAGAATCCGTCAGACTGGATGGCTCTTGCTTCTCTGGTGAAAGACGAGCTCAAAGCTCTCAAAGAAACTCTCGATGCTCTCGTCGAAGCATTCAATGGCCATACTCATAACGTGACTACTTCTGGAGGTCCAACCAGCCAAGCTGGTACAGCGACCTCGATCCTTCCCTTCTCTCAGGCTCAGAAACACCGAGATATCCAGAACGTGAAGAGCGCGTTCGTCAAATCCAAATGACACTTTCTAGAGACCCTCGAGATCGCGACGTTCGTCTCGGGTCTTCTTAGAATTGACAGACCACTGCCATCACCATCCCGCTCTCCAGAAATTCTGGAGGGTTCCAGCTCTTCTCTTTCTTAGAGAATTCATAATTACTCGACGAGGCATCTCTTATGTCAGTCGGGTTCATCCTTCCATTTACTGTATCGACGGGCTCCACGGGCTACTTCGAGACATCGAGCGATGCCCTCGTCGCGACTGAGCAAGACATTCGCTCTCTTCTCTTGACAAACTGGGGCGAGAGACCCATGCGGTATTTCTTGGGATGCAACCTGAGATCTTTTCTCTTCGAGAACATTGTTTCAGACGAGACCAAAGCAAAGATCGCCGACATGATCTTGGGACAGATGGATCGCTGGCTTCCATTCGTCCGTGTCAAGGAACTTAACATCCTCCTGTCTGATGACGACGCGTCAATTCCAGAAAACAAGATCAGGATCAAGATGAGGTTCTCTCTGACGAGAGAGCCCGATGTATTTCGCAGTTTAAACGTCATAGGTCCGTGAGAATCTGAATGGCAAATGAATTCAAAGAGAGGTCGATCAAGTACCTTGGTAAAGATTTCCAAGGGATCAAGAAAGTCCTTGTCGATTTCACTCGAGCGCATCACAGCGGATCGTTCGAAGACTTCAACGAGTCATCTCCGGGAATGGCATTGCTCGATCTTGTCGCCTACATCGGAGATATCCTCTCATTCTACCAAGACTTCCAATTCGAAGAGATCAAGGGTGAGAATGCAAGACAGCTTGAGAATGTACAGACGTTTGCGAAAGTTCGTGGTTACAAACCTGTCGGAAAGAGATCTGCTCGCGTGATTCAGACGGTCGCCGTCGAAGTTCCTGCTACTAACAGGAATGGAGAAGTTGTTCCAGATGAACCGTACATTCCCATCTTGAGAACGGGGTCGAAATTGTCTGGTCCTGGCGGGATCGTCTTCGAGACCCTGTCAGACGTCTACTTCAGCGCTTCGTTTCCCACAGATAATACTGACTCTCCCTTGATCATCACGGGATCTCGTATTGATGACACGACCGGATTTCCGACACACTTTGCTCTTAGGAAGGATGTAGAGATCATCGCCGGTGAAACAGTTAGTGAGAATATCACTCTGGGGGATTTTGAACAGTTCAGAAAGGTGACTCTCTCAAGAGAAGATGTGGTCGAAGTTCTCTCGGTCACAGACACAGATGGAAATGAG